ATACTATTTAGATTGTCCACCGAATGCGCCAAGTAAATTGCCGCTAACCGATAACTCTTTGCCGCCTTTACCAGTATGCTCTAACGAGGCGCGGGCAACGTAGCCCCTGGTTCTTTCTAACAACCATGCGGAGCCTTGCCAGCCATTGCCGCATGATCGAACGACTGAGGTGAGTTCTAGCTCACCTTCAAACCGGGCTTGTTCTAGCTCACTAGCAAACTTTGGATTGCGGGCAAGATATTGCTGCCAGCCCGATCCGTTGTTCCAGTAACCGCAACCGATCGCGATCCTATCCAATGGGATCCCAAGCCGCGCGGCTTCAAGAGCTTTTTTTGTGGTCTCAGTGGAAAGGACTTTCAGTGGCCTCCCGATCTTCTTTCCTACCCTCCGTTTTCCATCCTGGTCATCCTGGTCAACACCTTGGACATTCAATGTCTTACCCTTTGCCATGCCGCAACTCACCCCTAGAAAAGGCCACTTGGCCACATTTTCTCAGATTTTGTAGACACGAGTAGAGAAGGGTTATAAACAAGCGACTCCATGACATCCCAAGCAACGCCAGTAACCACCACCGAACACCCGTTCGCCTCATTCACGAACGTAGGATGGGTCCGCCCCGGAACTTTCGTTCCCATTGCAACCATCAGCCCGACGCCCGATTGGGTCCGCGGAGTTACCGACGCCCATCATGGGTGCCACGAGATCCTAACCGGAACCGAGAAGGATTGTTGGTGCATGCTATTCGTTCGCTTCGGACAGGGTGACGGGCTCCCTCCGGGCGATTGGCTGATTTACTACCGGTATGATGATGATGATGGAACTCATGACCACCAACTCTGCGTTGCAGCCCGCATCACCCCGCAGTGACCGGATCCGGTGGATTACTCGCAAGGGTGATCCCTCTGGTCTGGTCATTGTGGCCAGTGTCTCAAATCATGAAACTTAAACCCTTCCTCTCCGCCCTCGCGATCCTCATCGGCGCGGCACTCGTAATCTCAGCCCTCGCGCTCTGCGTTGCAGAGTTCCTAGTTGGAGGTGTCAATTGAACCTCTACGCTTGCTCAGGCTTTAAATCAGTCCGCGCCGATTCGATCCGTGATGCCGCCGAGATTTTCGCGTTGCGGTCGGCGCGCCGGACTTTCGGTCGGTCGGGTCGGGTCGGCCCGTTGAACGCAAGTTTTTGGGATTATAAATATCGGGATGTAGAGTTTGAAGCCTTCGTGGGCTATCGGTCGGGTCGGAATGAGTTATCGGGTCGGAACGTCCGTTTCACTGTCTATTTGATGGGGGGTGACAAGTGAGTAACGGCTACATCCTACACGAGGACCAGCACCGTGTGATCATCGCCACGGGCTTCTCCACCCCCTCCGACAACCGGAAAACCGGCGACATGATCCAAATTTGGATCCTCGTTAAATCCGTTTCCCCCACAGAAGCAATCAAGTCCGGCTTGGATCGTCTCATCTGTGGATCATGCGTCCATCGTGGCAACGGCGACGGCTCCGGTCGTTCGTGTTATGTGAATGCGGGGCAGGCTCCCCTTGGCATTTGGCGTGCGTGGCGTGCGGGCCGATATCCCACGCTCCAATTTATGGATTGCTTTGCGGGTCGAAAAGTCCGCTTCGGAGCTTATGGAGACCCCACGCATTTGCCCCTTCCCCTTGCTTTGGCCATCGCGGGGGTTTCAAGCGGGTGGACAGGCTACACCCATCAGTGGAGAAAACCCTCCTTGCAAGGGTGGAAAACCCTCCTTATGGCCAGTGTGGACAGCATCGCGGAACTGGTCATCGCTCGCTCACTCGGGTGGAGTACTTTCCGCGTAGGCTCCGAGGCTAGTGTCGGCGAGTCGCTGTGTGAATCCACCCGTATCGGTACCCCATGCGCCATTTGCCAACTATGCACTGGGAACCGAAACGGTCTCGAGTCTGTCCACATTCCACCCCACGGAAAGGGTTCAGTCCATTTCGTTGAAGCCTGAATTGTCCGGGAGACTCCACAGGAAACTGTGGGGTCCGCCGGGCAATTGATGCCCGATTAAAAACCATCATGAAAACCATCATCACACAGCACTCATTCGTCGAAGCTTTCCGTGCCCACGGCCGGGAGTCTCAATTTTCCTACCACGCCCTACGCGCCTTGTTTGAGCACTTAGAACGTGTGGAAGAGGACACGGACACAGAACTTGAACTTGACCCCATAGCCCTGTGCTGTGAGTGGAGTGAGTACCCTTCCGCTTTGGACGCCGCGAAAGCTTTCGGCTATCTCGAGGGTGTGGATTCCAAGGATGAGTTCCCCATTGAATGGCTCATGAATCGTACCGACTGCGTTCGGGTGTGGGAAAACGGCGTCATCATCCGTAATTTTTAAGCTTATGAGAGACATCCTAGAAACCTTTAAACGCAGCTCCGACAAGCAAAGCCTGAAAGCATCCGTGGGGCGGGCGATTTTTTGCCCGCGCTGTGAAAACCTTATGGACTATCGTCGCGCCGTTGAATTTTCCGTGTGGGAAAACGAGACGGGAAAATGCGCCACCGTGCGGGCGATGTGTGCGCCATGCTGGGACGGTGTGCGTGAGTTGGTCACAAAGCCCGGTGTTAAGTATCGGGTGGACGTTATCGACGGGAGGAAACTTTGAAACCCTTACTCCGAGTTCTCGGCTACCTTGCCCTCTGCTTGCTTTTCACTTTGCTGTTAGTCCTTTCCGCCCTAGCCGGAAACGGTAAGTAAATCCAATCACCATCACCACGGCCCGTAGGCTCACCCCTACGGGCTTTTCTTTGCCCGTGTGGTCTCATCACCCCGCTTGCCGCCTTCCTTCCTTCCTAGGCCCGCTTGCCGCTTGTCTCATGAGTAGGCCAAACAATCCCCTAGTGTCGGTTCCTTCCTTCCTTCCTTCCCCTATAGTCCCGGTCCCAATATTTAACACTAGCCCACCAGGATCCCCCCCAGGACATCGAATGTCCGCCCCCGTTATTGGCATTGGACATCCCGGGTCCGACCCCCCCCCGTCGCCCGCTCATGTGCCCCTCATGTGCGCCCCCCCAGCCCCGCGATCTCATGGTGCGGTATTCCAGATCTTGCATACGCCATACGGAATTCGGAATTCGGAATTCCAGAATCGGGAATCGGGGTACAGCGATTTCTCCATGCCATGAAAGATTACCCCTTGACGAGGTGGATCATGGTGCGGTAGGTTATGCGGCGTGAACCAACAAACCATTGTCGCCACCTTCCGCAAGCCGGATGGAGAGATCGTGAAGGACTCCAGCTACCATGAACCGATCAGCGAGGCCCGCGAGGCTGCTGAGGAGGACGCTCATCGCTACGGGTGGGAGTTCCTGAGTGTGGAGGTAGCGGAGGAGGTTCAATGAAACCCCGCATCCTTGTGGCCTGCGAGTACAGTGGCCGGGTTCGCGATGAGTTCGCGGCCCGAGGCTGGGATGCGTGGAGCTGCGATTTTGAGCCAAGCGATACGGTGGGCCAACATTACCGCGGTGATGTGCGGGATCTCCTCAACCAGCACTGGGACATGCTGATCGCGTTCCCGCCATGCACCTACCTCTGCGCGAGCGGCATGCACTGGACTACCCGGGGGCTTCGCGACCCCAAGCTGACCGAGGAAGCAATGGATTTCGTGCGCCTGTTCATCAACAGCGGCATCCCCCGTATAGCAATAGAGAACCCAATAGGTGCTATCAACACTCGTATATGCAAACCCACACAGATTATCCAGCCATATCAGTTCGGAGATGACGCGAGCAAGCGCACCTGTCTCTGGCTCAAGAACCTACCCCCGCTGGTTCCCACCGACATCCTGCCGCTACCACCATCCGGTAGGTGGGCCAATCAAACCCCCAGTGGCCAGAACAAACTCGGTCCCAGTCCAACCCGCTGGAAGGAGCGTTCCAAGACCTATCCCGGCATCGCCCGCGCAATGGCCGATCAATGGGGTTTGTGAAGCCACATTCGATTTCACCCCTCCGACGCGCTGGCGACCCCTCCAGACTCCAGCAATCGACATCCATATCCATCCATCACAACCACCTTATACCCGATACTTCGTAATCAGTAGAGGGTCATTCAAAAACTGCAGCCGCAGCGTGGGGGCCTTCAAAGCCCCCGAAAAGCTTGCGGCGTAAGCAGTTTTTAACTCCCTAGTAGAGGGAGTGTGAATCTCCCTCTAGGGAGAGTAGTAGTGGCTATGGTAACTCTTTGGGGTGCGCTGCAAAATCAACATTCCTTTATCTTGACGCTGGATCGTCCATGAAGCAATTTGCTCTTGCTATGAGTTATCTGGACAATGGTTCCACGCTTCGGTCGATGTTCCGACTGACGCCCCCGCAACGCCATGACATCGACCCGGCTAAGTCCGAGGTTCTGGCCTACATAATGGCGAATCTCGCCTGTGAGCTTGGTCGAGCGATCCGGGCTTTCAATTCCATGAGGAACAAGAAGTCTCAAGTCCTTGTTTATGACATGGTTCATCGGCAGTGGCGTGGGTGTGACTGGGTTCCTCCGCAGGATGAGGACAAGGTTTCGTTGCTCTTGAGAACCATCAATGACCTCAAGCGTGATGTTGCGTATCTGAAGACCGCGGTGAAGAAGCATGAACGATCGATTGGCCAACTCGAAAGGAAGCGTCCGGGTAAGCGTAAGGAGGAGGATGAATTGAAGAAGGAGGAGGAGGCTCCTAGTTACGAACCCGTCGTCGATGAAACATTGATGGAAGCAGCGAAAAAAGCCTCTGCCGAGGAGGAAGAGGCTGGTGGAGAAGACTGGTGGAAAGCTATGCGCGCCGCCTTGGGCGATGCGGAGTTGCTTGCGGCTCCTTCAGTTGCGCCCCGGTCATTAGCATCGGGTTCCACTGCTCCCACAGAATACCCGTTTGAGAATGACGAAGATGAAGTGAGCTAGACTGGAGCCGCGATCCGCGCTTGCAGAAGGCCAACTGGAACCTTCTAGGTTTGTTTTGGCCTACCTCATGCAGAACGGCTATCTCACGCGCCCAGTTGGCGAGTTCGGAGGAGCCGAAGCCTGAGTGGGCCAGCTCCATTGTGGTGAGTGGTTCATTGCTTTCCTTCCGCTGAGGTTTGGCAACGTGATGCATCCAGATCCAAGCGACCTTGGTCTCGTGTAGGATGGGCTGGAGTTTGTTGCGAAGGAACACGCTGACCTCGCCCTGGTCGCTGAGGTCACCGCCGAAGTAGCTGAAGAGTGGATCGGCCACGATGACATCGAGCTTGGATTTGTGGATGAACCGGCGGGCGTAGGCGAGGAACTGGTCGCCGGTACGGACGGCTTCGGTGCGGAAGTGGAGGTTTTCTTGGAGGATAGCGATCTCGCTGACGCTCATGTTGAGTCCTTTGATGACCCCGCGGAAGGCTTCGGCGAGGTCACCTTTGTCGTTCTCGGCCTGAATGACTCCGATCTTCAATCGCTTCACTGGCTTGATCCCGAAGAATTCGAGGCCGAGGCACCAGCGGATGACGATCTGCATCATCAGGCTGGACTTCCCGATACCGGTACCACCGCTGATGATCATGGAGGAGCCGCGGGTGAGCCAGCGTCTGCCGATCAGGTTGTCGGGATCGTTGTCTGGATCGAAGTTGATGAGGTCTTTGATCGAGACCACCGTGGACTTGTCGTCATCGGACTCGCGTGAGGTGAGGTAATCCTCCCATGATTCTGAACCGAGGTTGGTGGCCAACAGCTTTTGCTGGCATACAGGACTCCGCCATGCGCCCGGGAGCCGGGAGTAGCGCGAGGGGTTCTTGTTCTTGGCATCGATGCCCGGGATGCTGCTGTAGATGATATCCCGGCGGATGTCCCATTCTTTGCGATTGGGCGCATCGACGCGGACCCAGGCATGGATACTCTTGCCGCCGGAATCGATAAGGACGGTGATGGGCAGTCCAGAATCGCGGAAGAGCTTCTCCTGTTCGGACTTGGGCTTGTCATCGAACTCGACCAGAACATGGCGGTACGCGCTGACATCGTTGTCGGAGCCGCTGTAGAGGTTGGGCCGGAAGGGGTTGATGCGAACGAAGATCCCCTCGCGTTCCCGTGAGAGGATGCGGGACTCAGGACCATCGAATCGGGCGATCCAATCTTCAACGGGGATGAATGATCCAGCAGTGACTGGCCTACCATCCTCGACGGCATCACAGATGCAGACCACCTCGGTGGGAGCGAAGGCGGCTCGGAGGAACCGCTTGAACTCGCTGGCTTGAGGATCGGGCGCAACCGCTGGTGACGGTCGCTTGAACGAGACCCTGGCGATATCGAAGGGAGCGGTTGAAGGGGCGGATCCGGACTGAAGGAGATGGCCGGCTGGCTTGGAGTGAGACTTGGAAGCGGCCTCGCGGATCTTGTGGATGAGTTCGCGATCGGACCAAGGTGGTTGGCAGGATTGATTCCAGTTGGAGAGCAGGGCTAGAGAGTCAGCCTCCGATAGCTGGAAGCCGTGTACGAGGCCGACGGCAGCGGTGTAGGTAGTTGAGTGTCCGGACTGGCCAGAGACGGCTGGCGGCACCTTGGAAAGCCAAAGGGCCGCTCGTTGGAGCGGTGTCA